CATCAGTAATATTTATTTCTTCTTCATTTACATGTTCTTTTCTTTTTTCTTCTATATAAGCGAGTATCTCTTTTATATCTTCTTCTGATGCATTTGAATCAATGTGAGCTGCGATCGTGTCGGCAATATTATTTTTACCTCTTCCATGCAAATAATCTAAGGAGACATCGAAATAGTCAGCTATTTTAATTTGTATTTCCGCGTCAGGCATTCTTCTGTTTTGTTCATATGAAGAATAGGTTGTTCTTGCTACACCAAGAATCTTGGCTATATCGCTTTGGGTTAGATTTTTGTTTTTACGTAATTTCATTAATATGTCTCCAAACATGCTATCACCTCTCATAAAATTATACTACACATTAAGCGTAGTTTGTTGGCATTAAATAAAATGTGTCAAAAAGAGTATTAATTTATTGACATGTGTCAAAAAGCGTAGTAATATAAAAGTACGCAATACGACACAATTAGAGAAAGGAGATATTTATGAGGATTTGGTTGAAAAAAATAAGAGAAGAAAATGGCCTAACTCAACAAGATGTAGCAGAATTAGCGGATGTGGAAAGAACAACTTACGCATCAATCGAACAAGGGAGAAGAAATCCTTCTGTTGTAAATGCTATGCGTATTGCATCAGTTTTAGATTTCGAATGGACTATTTTTTTTGATGATAAAGTACGCGAAAAGAGTCATTTTTATTTAAATGAAAAACAGGAGGCTAGAAAATGAGGAAAATTGCATTTACAAACTCTTTCCTAACTAAGAGAAATAGAAAAGAGTCAGTACTCACCATTGAATTAAGTATAACCGGAGAAGATTTTAGTGATTTAAGTATTTTGCCGGAACTTTATTCAGAAATTAATTCATTAGTTAATAGATTATCGGAAAAAACTAACGGCGATTTAGGCAAAAGAAAATAGGAGGCTAGAAAATGAACAGAAGATATCTGAGCAACAAAAGAAGTGAACAGAAAGATTGTGTTTTTAAAACCAAAGACATACCACCAGAAAACTTAAAATCATTAAATATTAAGATGCAAGGAGATAGAAACTGTTGTTATGGAGTATTAGAAATCAATGGAAAACAATTAAGAAAAGGAATTACAGCGGTCAAGTTAGATTTAAAAGCAGGATCATTACCAGTTGTACAAGTGGAATATCACCCATTCACGATCAGCGAAGAAATGCAAAGACTAATATGGTCTGGAAAATACTAAAAATCATAATTTAGGAGGAAGAAAAATGAATAACATCAAACAAGCAATTATTAAACTAGAAACAATTTTAGAAAATGGTAATGCGATAGAGAGCGGCTCATTCGTTAAATACAGCGTTATAAAAAATATTTTAAGTTTACTTGAAAAAGATCAAGAGCTAAAAATTATCGAAATGAAAGTAGAGCTGAATGGAGTAGAGGATTCCATAGAAAACGCCACTTTGTTAGAAAAGAGATTAATTGAAGCCAAATCTTTGGTGGAAGACTTGGCTAGCACTATAAACTCGTTAGAAATTAAGGTGAAGTGATTTACTTGATTTTTACAGTAAATTCATTCCCGCAATCGGGACATGTGTTTACTCCAGGTTTAACTGTAAATACATGCGAACATTCGGGACAGCTCCCTTCCGTTCCATTTTTAATAATATCTTGCTTTGCGATTTTTAGGCTTTGTTCTTTAATTTGTCTCTCTAATTTTTTTGAATCAAATTTAATTTTAACTCCCATTTTACCCACCTCCCTTCACAAAAACTATAGCACTGTGAAAGGGCGAACAGAAAGGAGAACAAAATGTCAAATTTACAAGTAATTGCAAATGAAATGTTGCCAGTTTTAGAAAATGAACAAGGCGAAAAATTTGTTGATGCCCGGATGCTTCATGAAAAGCTTTTAGTAAATACAAGATTTAATGATTGGATATATAGAATGATTGGAAATTATGGTTATGAGAATGGTTTAGACTTTTACTCAACTTTGAGTAAAACCAATGGGCGACCATCAACAAATTATTTTTTGACTTTAGATACTGCTAAAGAATTAGCAATGGTGCAAAACAACGAAATGGGTCGAGCAATTAGAAAATACTTCATTGAAGTAGAAAAACAAGCGAGGAAATTAGCAACTGAATATCCCGCATTTTCATACATGATAGAAGATCCAGTCGCTAGAGCTAAAAAATGGATAGAGGAACAACAAGAAAAGCAAGAGGTGTTAAAAAAACTTGAGGAACAAAAGCCGAAAGTAGTTTTTGCGGAAGCTGTGCAAACGAGTGAGAACACAATTTTAGTAAAAGATTTAGCTACTATTCTAAAACAAAAAGGATTAGATATAGGACAAAACAGGCTTTTTGAATGGCTGAGAGGAAGCGGTTATTTGCTAAGTAAAGGTGCTTATTACAACAAACCGTCGCAAAAGGCGATGAACTTAGGATTGTTTGAACAAAAAACACATATTCATACAGATAGAAACGGCTTAATGAAAACCACTTATACTCCACAAGTAACAGGAAAAGGACAAGTATATCTATTAAACAAGTTATTAGAAGAACACAATCAAGTCATAATTTAAGCGCCGCCTACCACAACGACGCTTATACAGACAACTTAGTCACTGGGGAGCGACTAACAATAGTATATAACGATAAGTTGTTAATTAGTCGCTAAAAAATAAACAAAAAGGATTGAGATATTATGTTTCAAAAATCAACATCAGCAACAGCCGCGATGCAAGTTTTAGCAGAAACTCGCACGCAAAAAGAGCTAGCGATAGATAGTTATGTAACGCCAGCGTTAATAAGTAATCAGATAAAAGGAAAACGTACTGTTTCACTAGAGCAAGCAGAACAGCTAATTGATAGTTACAACGAACCGCGAAGTACTTACTTGTTTGCACATGAATTCAGCAACGGAATGATACCACCGCTTTTTGACGGTTTAGACAACCATCACGCTTCTTTAACTAACAGATTTGAACTAGAAGTTGAAGAAGCGATGAACACGCTAAAAAACGGCTTAGAGACGATGACGTTCAATTTAAGAAAAGGTGACATGTTACAACGAGAAGCAGCTAAACAAGCTATTTCAGAAATAACAGATGTAGTTGCATCTGCTTTAACTCTGAATGCAAGTATTGCGATAGCTTTCAACATAGATTTACAACAAGTTTTAAACAAACGCGATCTATATTATCAAAAATCTGGATTAGTAAGGAGTTGCGGAAAATGAGCGAAGTTTTAGTATCGGCTAGTTACGAAGGTTACGAGTCGAAGAGTATTAATTTCACAGAAATAAACAACATTGTAAAAGAGCGATTTAAAAAGATTGATGAAGTTGAGCGCAAAAAAAGAGCTGAAACATTTAATAAAAAGTATGAAGTCACAAAAGAGCTTGTAGATGGACATCTACGCGAAATTATTATACCGAGGCGCACACTATGAAAGGTCAAATATTATTCAGCATCTTAGTCATAATAGCGGCTGCATTAGCGTTAATAAACTTATGTAATTTGATTTTAATTCTAATTTTAATTTAGGAGGCTACAACAATGGCAGAGCGAATTTTTCGTAAGCAAACGATTTTTGGAAATAGCGAGATTTTCATAGACGACAGAACGAAAATGATAGCTAACCCGGCTTTCAGACAAAAGATAGCTTTAATTGAAACAGGTTGCGAGAAAATGACGGACTATATCGAAGAACTGAAACTAAAGGGTTATGAGGAGGTCACAAGATAATGGATGTTTTTGCAGTAATGATTTTCGTGTCGTTTATGTCTGTAATCGCAGGCTACTGGCTGAGAGGAAGTGATAAAAAACATGGTTGAGAATCCGATGGTTGTTGATGCTTGTTGGTCCAGTTTTGAAAGAATAAGCCAAATTTGGCATAACGAATATTTAGAGGAATTAGAGCGTACTAATGAGGACGAGGCGGAAAATGAGGAATAAAAAAAGACCCACATAGCAGTGTGGGTCCGGGATTTGAGATATTACCTTAAAGAAATTATACCTTAAATCCGAAATTTAATCAATGGAGGGATAACATGGATAATTTTAAAACGATTCATTATGGCTTTAAAGTCGTGATACATGATTATGACGATGAATTAACACCGCTTTATAACTTACTAAAGAAGCAATCAACTAACTTAGAAGGATCTAAACTATTTGATGAATTAATTGATATACATGAAAAACTAGCTAAAAAAATTGAGCAGAGAGAAGGCGTGCAAGCATGAAATTATACGAATTGACTCAAGCATACAATCAAGTTTTAGAAATGGCGGAGGAATTAGACACAGAAACGCTACAAGACACTTTAGATAGCATTAGAGAGCCGATAGAAGAAAAGGCAGAGAATATTATAAAAATGGTAAAAAGCATTGATGCTGAGGCTGAGGGATTAGCTAAGGAAGTAGAGAGGTTAACGAAGCGTAAAACAGCGTTAGATGCAAAAGCTAAAAACATGAAAGAGTATTTAGAGAGCGAAATGTTAAAAGTGGATATCCGTAAAATTAAAAGCTCACTATTTACTATTAGCATTCAGAAGAACCCTCCTAGCTTGCGTTTAGAGGACGAAGAAAAACTATTCATGTTTTTAGTAGAGCAACCTAAAAAATTAGATAAGAAAGCTATTACAAGCGCTCTAAAAGAAGGAAGAGACGTACCGGGCGCTAAATTAGTACAAACCGAATCATTGAGGGTGAGGTAATTAGAATGAAAAAATCTGAAAGTATTGGGGCTATAGCGAAAGCCATGGCGGCTATTCAAAAAGAAGTAAAGCCGTTAGAAAAATCTGCGGCTAATCCTTTTACAGATAGCAAATATACACCACTCGATAAGATTGTGGAAGCAATATTTAAAGTTGCTCCTGGTCATGGAGTCTCCTTTACACAATGGCCCATTAGTGGTGATAACGGAACGATAGGTATTGGAACAATGTTAATGCATGAATCTGGTGAATGGATTGAATACGATCCACTATACATGACAGTAATTACCAATAAGAAAATGAGTAGCGCGCAAGAAGCTGGTGGGACCATCACATATGCAAAACGTTATGTTATAGCAGCTGTTTTTGGGATTGTGTCTGATGAAGATAAAGATGGAAATATTCAAAGTTCCCCTAGCAAATACCCAAAGAATAACAGTTATAAATCTAATAATTACAATCAAAATAGTAATAGTCAGCAACAAACAAAACAATCACAACAAAATGATAATTTAGCATCACCGGCACAAAGGAAGGCAATATTTGCGAAAGCGAGCGTTATAGGTGAACCGTTCGGGCATGATGGCACGTTTGTACTAGAAAGCTATAAAATTACGGACACAAAATCAATGAGTAAAGGTGAAGCTTCTGCACTAATTAAAAAACTAGATGCAGAAATAGAGGCGCAAAAACAAGTTAATTAAAACAGGAGGAGCGAGTATGTCGGGGATTCAATGGATAAAGTTATCCGTCAATATGTTTGATGATGAAAAGATTAAGTTGCTCGAAAAAATGCCAGAGGGTAACCAAATGCTTATTGTATGGATTAGGCTTCTAGCTTTAGCTGGAAAAACTAACGACAAAGGACGCATTTATTTAAACGAAAATGTACCGTATACGGAAGACATGCTCGCGACCCTTTTCAACCGTGATGTTGGGATTATACGTGTAACGTTACATACGTTACAGAGCTTCGGAATGATTCAAAAAACAGAAAATGGATTGATTGAAATAGAAAATTGGGAAAAACATCAAAACGTTGATGGTATGGAAAGGGTTCGTGAGCAAACAAGGAAAAGAGTGGAAAAACATCGAGAAGCTATGCGGCAGAACAGAATAGCGAGTGGTGACAGTAAAGGAAATAAAGAGTGTAACGTTACAAGTAGCGTTACTGTTACGCAAAGTAACGCAATAGATATAGATAAAGAATTAGATAAAGATATTAACAACAACAACAGCGATTTAAATTTCAAGGATTTTTGGGAACAAAACGGATTCGGAATGATGCTTCCAGTTGAACTAGAAAAATTACTTGCTTGGGTAGATGATTTTGCAGGTAATCGAGAAATTGTCATGAAGGCTTTGGAAGTTACATCAGAGCAAGGAGCTAACAAACGTAATTACGCTTACGTTAATAAGATTCTTAAAAACTGGGAAAGCAGAGGATTTAAAACAATAGCTGATGTTGATGCAGCGGAAAAACAACGACAGATAGAGTTAGAGCAAAAATATAACAAGCCCACTTACAACAAATATAACAAACCAGTTAAAGAAGAAGTATTGCCGGACTGGTTCGACAAAGACCAGAAACAAACAAAACAAGAAACTTCAACAACAGGATCAAGCGAAGACTTAGAAAAACAAGTCGCTGAAATTAAAGCGCAGTTAGCGGCTAGGAATGAGGTGCAGGCGTGAAACGAATACTTAATTATCCCGGCAGTAAATGGGGTTTGGCAGATTTAATAATTGAAAATATGCCGGAGCATAAAAGTTATTTAGAACCATTCTGCGGATCATGTGCAGTCTTTATGAACAAGCAAAAAGCTACTTTAGAGACGATAAACGATTTAGACGGTCGACTAGTTAATCTTTTTAAAGCAATGCGTGATAATCCAGAAAAACTGCAGTATTTAATCATGCACACGCTGTATTCTCGTGAAGAGTATATGCTTTCTCAAGAAATAACAAGCGATTCATTAGAGGATGCCAGACGAATGGCCGTGAGACTCTGGTTTGCCGTCGGAGGCAAGACTAATGCAAATGTTGGATTTAGAAAAAACGTGTCTTGGAATGGTCCTTACAACGCATATGAGTGGAATGACATGTATAACCGCATCGGAATAGCTGCAGCAAGACTGAAAGACGCTCAAATCGAAAATGTAGATGCAATTAAACTGATTGAACAGCATAACGATAAAGATACACTGATATATTGTGACCCGCCATATGTTGCAACTTCTTTAGCAAGTTCACATTATCAGCATGACTTTAGTTTAGAGCAACACAAAGAGTTACTAAAAGTGCTTAAAAATCATGATGGCAAAGTAATGTTAAGCGGTTACGAATCAGAGCTATATAAACAGGAGTTATCAGACTGGCCAGTGCTTAAAACGATGACAAAAGTAGGAATAACATCAGAAAAGAAATCTGATAGGCAAGAAATTATTTGGTGTAATTTTGAGCCACCAATGCAATTAAACCTTTTTAAGGAGGAAAAAGCATGAGATTTAAAGAAGGCGATAAAGTGCAATTTATAGAAAATAATGAACTTATCATTGGCACAATAAAACGTGTTAACAACGATGTTGGTTGGGTAGACCTGAAAGTTTCAGATTTAAGTTGGTTTTTCCGGAAATTAGAGGATGTCGTTAAGGTAAAAGAGCCGGAATTGATAGCCGTTCCTCGGTTTGCCGCGGATTGGATAAAACACTGTAAACAAAGAGAATACGATTTAGCTTGTTTGTTAGACTATGAAGATTCTGATATGTCTGCTGAAATGTACGAATGGTTAATTTCATCAGCTGATAATCAAGAACTACTCGCCCGCGCTTGGCTTGACGGCTACGAAGTCGAGAAAGAACCGCTTTATTATGTAAGGTTGCCGCTTTCAACATGGAACGATGACGCAGCCGAATTAGAAGTGATTAATATGTATGTTTTGTTAAATGTACAATCTGATGAAACATCTATTACTGGATCAATTATCAATGAAAATAAGGAATGGAGAACCAAATTAACAGAAGCGGAAATTAAAGGCATACCTGGAGGCGAAATATATTGGCAGTTTGCTGTTCTTGTTGAGGAAGCGGAGGCGTAAATATGGAATTATATGCAATAGTTGACGAGGATTTACAGGTTGCTAAACATCGTAGTAAAGGAACTCTAGCAGTGTTTAAAGACTTAGAAATGTTAAAAAAACATGCTTGGAGATATAAAGAGAGTGGAAAATTGTACAAAATTGCGGAGTTAGAACCTATTAACTTCTTTTCTTTTGAGGAAGCGGAGGGTGAAGCATGAGAGCGATTGGATTTAGAGCGTTTGTAAAAAGAAAAAAGAAAATGCTTCCTGTTACGGATTTGTGCTTTAACGAAACAGAAGCTGTAGGTGTGAGCGGTTGTGGTAATGCGAAATGTACGCTGTGCGTCGACTGGTACAGCTTTGATGATGTCGTGCTTATGCAATACACAGGTTTAAAAGACAAAAACGGCAAGAAGATTTTCGAAGGGGATGTTGTAACGGCATTTTCAAATATCAATAAATACACAGATTCATTTGCGGGAGATGTTGAGCCAACATTCTGTTTTACATCCATCGTTTATGACGGAGCATGTTTTAAAACAACATACAAGGGCGAGCCTAGTTATGTGTTGAACCAAAATGGCAGTTCGTTAGTAAAGCATATGGAAGTTATCGGCAACATACACGAAAATCCGGAATTATTGGAGGGAACGGAATGAAACAAGAAGAGTTAGACATCATATTAGAGAATCATGGGAAATGGCTGTTCAACGAAGGTGGCGATAGAGCGGATTTAAGTAATGCAGACTTAAAAAACACAAATTTAAGATTTGCAAATTTAAGACTTGCAGATTTAAGGGGTGCAGATTTAAGTTATGCAAATTTAAGATTTGCAAATTTAAGTAATGCAGATTTAAGTTATGCAAATTTAAGTAATGTAAATTTAAATTGGGTAAACTGGCAACATGTAGAAGGCTTGACAGTAATCTGCGTACAAGTAGATACGACACGTAAAAACAATCAAATAGCATATATCAAAGAATTAGACATATGGATAACAGGTTGTTTCCAAGGAACATTAGATGAACTTAAAGCGTCTGTTGAACAAACGCATGGAGATAACGAAAAGCTTAGAAAGAGATATTACAGAGTGATTGATTTTATTTTGAAAGAGGTGGCGGAATGAAACACGGACAATGGATGTTAAATGGTACAGATGGTGAAAGATGGGGTGCTTTTGAACGATTTGACACAAAAGAAGAAGCAATAATTTATGGAGTTGAGTTATTAACTGAATACAATAGTTTAGATGATGATGAACGCAGAGATTATGATTTATCTGATGGATTAAATATGCGACCTTTGGATTATGAAAACATTTATACATTTTTCGTTGGTCAAATAGAAGAAGTCGAATTTCCTACAGAAGTAGATACTTTGCTTGAAAATATAGCTCAATGCGTTTATGACGAAGTTGGAGAGTGCGGGGAGGAATATTTGAATGACGTAACTCAAGAACATAAAGAACAATTATCAGATTTGATATATGAATGGGCTAAACAACGAGATTATTTGCCAGCGTGTTTTAAGATTGAAATGGTGGAAGAAATTGATATTAGAAGTTTTGAAGAGGTGGCGGAATGAAACATAAAATAGTTCAGGTAGGTTTTCTTGCAGATAAAGGAGAAGAACTTATTAAGCTTCTTGATGACGGATGGAAAATCCTGACAGCTACTTATGTGGGAGATAATATTGAGCAGATGGGTGGGCTTGTACAATACGTACTTCGGAAAGAGGCGGAGGAATGAAGTACCGACAACATGAAACATATTCCTTTCAGTCAAGGCGTTTAAAACGATCTGTAAGAGTGTTACTACTTAAAATATTAAAATGTTTGAAAGAGGTGGCGGAATGAAGTATAAAATCACATATTTATCTCAAGAAGTGTACGAAGTTGAAGCTGAGAACGAGGAAGAGGCGATACGAATAGCAGAGTTCAATCCCATGTATCGACCAGATGCACATATAAAATTAATTGAAGATGAAAATTTGCTTGATTGCGAATTGATGAAAGAGAGGGAAGACGAATGATGAATCGTGTAGTACTTGTAGGACGATTAACAAAAGATCCGGATTTACGTTACACTCCAGCAGGCGTAGCAGTCGCGACTTTTACATTAGCAGTAAATCGTACATTCACTAATCAAAACGGAGAACGAGAAGCAGATTTCATTAATTGTGTTGTTTGGCGCAAACCAGCAGAAAACGTTGCTAATTTCTTGAAGAAAGGAAGCATGGCGGGCGTTGATGGACGTGTTCAAACTCGTAATTATGAGGATAACGACGGTAAACGTGTTTTCGTTACTGAGGTAGTTGCTGAATCAGTTCAATTCTTAGAACCTAAAAATAACAACGTAGAAGGTGCTACATCGAATAATTACCAAAACAAGGCTAATTATTCAAATAACAATCAAACAAGCTCATATCGAGCGGATACGAGTCAGAAGAGCGATTCATTTGCAAGTGAAGGTAAGCCGATTGATATTAATGAAGATGATTTGCCATTTTGAGGGAAAGGGTGAATAAAAATGACAGCAGACACAGCAATAAAAAAGTTGAGAAATAGATCAATGAGCATCAGACAAATGGCTAATGCGATTGCAGAAGTCACAAACTACCAAATTAGCGAAATCGAAAGTATGGGGGACGAAGAGATTGAGGCAAAGTATACCGCGTTCGTCATTAACGAGGCGAACGAGTACGCGAAGTAAATATAATGCGAAAAAAGTTGTTATTGACAATATAAAGTTCGATAGCAAAGCAGAAGCAGCTTATTATCAGCAATTGAAACTATTAAAAATGAGCGGGGAAGTAGTGAGTTTCGATTTACAGCCAGAGTTTGTGCTACAAGAAAGCTTTCGGAAAAACGGGAAGCTATATCGAGCGATTAAATATAAAGCTGATTTTCTCGTTCGTTACAGTGATGGACATGAGGAATTAATCGACATCAAAGGAATGTTAACAAAAGAGTTTCGAATCAAACAAAAACTTTTCGAACTGCGTTATATGCAATCAATTAAGTGTTTGAAACTGAAAGGTCGAAATTTCGTGGAGGTGTGACAAATGACAGTAATGGAGATAACGAAGAGTAAAGCGAGGCAGCGGGAAATTATTAGTTATATAGCAAATAACGATGTAGAACTAGACGAATTACTAAAGTTGCAAAAAGAACTCAATCAACTAATGAACGAGAATACAATAGAAAAGCAAAAAACTTACTGGACCAAAACGTTCGATCGCATCGTGAAAAAGAAAAAATGGGCGGAAATTACAATTCGTGAATTCGCTGATTTACGTAACGCAGGGCTAACATGTTACGCAATTGCTGAGCATTTCAAAGTGTCGAAGGCTGTAGTTTTCAATTACACACAAAGAAACAAAAAAGAATACTATCAGATTTTTGACATGAACGAATATCAAAAAAATAAGGAGATTTGGAATGATTGATAAAGTAGCGAAATTTATTGGAGCTGTTACTATTTACACTCTGTGGGTCCTAGTGCTGATTTTTGTACTAGGATTAGCGGTTAAAGGGATTTTATGGATTTGGGGAAATATGTTTTAGGAGGATGAAAATGCAAATTGAAAAGTTAAATGTATTTACAAGAGAAACAATTTGTGACGGAAAGGACGTAGAAATCGCTAATTATAATATTGAATTTGAAGCAATTAGTGAAGAATCTTTTATTGATACAGCTGAAAAGGTTGAGAAAATAAGGGAGTTTATCGAAAATTTATAAAGTGATGGGGGCGACTTTATGGGACAACTATTCAATCTACCACAAGTTGAAGATATTAACTACATTCAGACAGTCAGAGCAGTAAGAAAGTTCTTTAAAGACTATTTAATGCTGCGTGTAATGGCAGGAAGTCGTAAATTGCCAACAATGACGACAACATACAAATTAACGCCACCGAATTTCAGTAATGAATTTCATTCAAAAGTAGAAGATGCTGCAATTCATAATGTCGATAACGTTCATGCAGCACAAGAAGCGGTTAAAAAATACGATGCTATTTTGAATCAGCTTGAGCACATTCATAGAAAGATACTGTTTGAGAAGTTCATTCATAACTTACAAGATATAACTATTATGCTTGATATTCCTTACGAAGAAAGGCAATACAAAAGAGAGAAAAGGAAGGCTGTTATTGAATTAGCAACAACACTTGGGATTGAAGTGCTAAATTGAAAATGGCACTTTTCTGGCACTTTTTGAGCAAAAAAAGGTGATAAAATGTTATTAGTGAGAAGTGAAGATGATTACAAAAATAAAATCTTATATTGAGTCTGCGCTCCACTTCTCATTTATAATCTTATGATGATATAGCAGGAGATTGCTATGTTGCCCGGCAGAGGCTTTGTATCTGGGCACTAGTCTCAACAGATGACGACACTTCTGTTCAATCTCATATCCTATCCATACTGGATGTAAAACACGCATGTGGCGCTGACTGGTGCGTTAACCAGTTTTTTAAATATATAGCCCTTTCCATCTGTTGAAAATTGAGCAGGTGGTTTTTATTTGGTATAGTGAAAAATAAAAGGGTGTTGCAAATGAGTTTTATACTAGAGGTTGGGAGTTTAGCTGACTGGGTAAGTGGGTTAGCGACAGTAGGAGCATTGTTTTGGGCTATAAAATTAAATAGTAACGAAAATAGAAAAAGGCTAACCATATTATTTAGACATTCATTTGTTAGCAAAAAGAACGGTATAATTATAAGTGATGGAAAACCGAAAGTTTTTATAATTACTCCTGTAAATAATAGTAAATTTAGCTTGGAAATTAATTTTAGACAAATATTATTAGTGCCAAGTTTGATGGATAGATTATTATTTAGAGCAGAACCCAAAAAATTATCAAACATAGAAGCTCTTTTAAAACAGTTGGAGAATAAAGCGAATTGGCAAATTATTAAACCTAATTTATCCGGCGAACCAATAATGTTTGATTATGAATTTATTGTTAAACAAATTAAAAAATATGCAGATGGCAAGAGATTTAATTTTGCAATCGAAATACAATTTATAGATTCAACATCAAAAATATTTAAACATAAAGAGAAACTTGAGTTAAGAAAAATAAAGGGCCTGTGATGGTCCTTTTTATTTTATCAAAATAAGGGAGTGTGGTGATATGTAGTGAAAACGGAAGAGAAATATAAAATCTTTGCTAAAACCTATGTAATGAATGGGTTTAACGGTAAAGAAGCTGCCATATCAGCAGGTTACAGTACTAAGACAGCAGAGCAACAAGCTTCTAGGTTGTTAAGGAATGTTAAGGTGCTGGAACTTATAGATGAAGAAATGAAACTACTTTCAAAACGTATGCAGGATGACGCTTCGAAAATATATGCTGAATTATGGAAACAGGTTAGAATGATTGACGATAAAATGGCGAAGCATGAAGAAGCATCTCGCAAGTTAAGTATTACCGATGCTCGTAAAATAACTGCGATAGCTGATATTAATAATTTAAAGGCGAAAATAAGGCGAACTGAATCCAAAATTAAAAAAATGGATGGAAGGAAAGCTGATGAAGGAAAATTTAAAAAAGAGTTATTGGAAGAATATGACGAACTAAAAATTCAACTAGAAGAGCTTGAGGATAGTGTAAGTGAAATTTATGAAGAGAACAGTACATCGAAGCGGGATTTATTGTGGCATAAAGATTGGAAAGAAATACTATCTTTAAGAGCGCAAATACTTCAAGACTTATTCGATAGATCGGGCTATAAAGAAACAAAAGACATGCAGGATAGGCGTGTAGCTCTTCTTGATGCACAGATTAATAAGCTTGAATTAGAAGCCAAAAAAGATTGTAAGGATTCTGGCTTTGCAACAATTATCATGTCAAATGTTGACGAAATGCAAGCCTACCTTGATAAAAAGGCAGGTGGCACCGATGAACGCGACGATACACAAACAACTAATTGATTACCAGGTTATCAATGTAACAGATATGATTAATCCTGCTTTTTATGACTTGTGGCTATCTAAACATAATCACATCATAGCTAAGGGCGGACGTTCTTCTATGAAGTCGTCTGTTATCAGTTTAAAGCTCGTAGAAAAGAAAATGGCTAATCCACAATCTAACATGGTGTGTCTTCGTAAAGTAGCTAATACGCTCTATAAATCAGTGTATCAGCAAATCAAATGGGCTTTGTATGAAATGGGCGTTGCTGACCAATTTAAGTTTGGTAAGTCACCAATGGAAATCATCCATAAAGAATGGGGAACGGGTTTTTATTTTTCTGGTTGTGATGATCCCGCTAAACTAAAATCGATGAAAATTCCGGTGGGTTATGTTAGCGATTTGTGGTTTGAGGAATTGGCGGAATTTTCCGGTGTGACTGACATTGATGTCGTAGAAGATACGTTCATTCGTGAAGATTTGCCGGATGGGCAAGAAGTTACAATATACATGTCATTTAACCCGCCGCGCAATCCATATGAATGGGTGAATGAATATGTAGATAGTAAGCGAAGTGACGATGATTATTTAATACATCACACTACTTATTTGGATGATGAAAAAGGATTTTTATCTAAGCAAATCATTAAGAAGATTGAGAAATACAAAAAGAATGACCTTGACTACTACCGCTGGATGTATCTAGGCGAGGTAATAGGCCTTGGTGATAATGTTTATAACATGAACCTGTTTCAGCCGCTTAAAGCTATTCCTGCGGATGACAGGCTTATTTTAATTGACTTTGCTATCGATACGGGGCATCAAGTGTCAGCTACAACATATCTAAGTTTTGGTCTCACTGCAAAAAGAAATGTTATTTTGCTTAACACATACTATTATAGTCCTGCTAATCAAGTTGTTAAAAAAGCACCTAGCGAGTA